ATTAACTACTAATTTTATATGTTCATCTCCAAAAGTATGTCCTTTTTTATTTACTTCTTTTAAATCATTTATATCTATAAAAAGAACGTACTTTAATTTTATATTATCGATATTTTCATAAAGCCAATTTCTGTTTAACAGTCCTGTTAATGCGTCATGATATGCTAAATATCTAAGTTGTTTATAAGATGTAATTTGTTTTTTAGATGAGGAAAACATATGCAAAATTCTTTAATAGTTAAATGTGTCCAAAAATGTTTATCATCAACAAAAAACATAACTGCAATACAGTCAATTTTTGGACGAACGCATAATTTACGGCCTTCAGTAAATCCTACAGCCATTTTTCGTATAGTATACCTATTTTCAATAATAGACCATTCACGAGTTTTAATTCCTAGTTCAGTTAGAGAACCAGCTCTCCATAAATCAAAAGTGAATTGAACTGCAGTTATTCTTAATAAGTTCATGTTCTAAAAATATAGAAGGTATTGATGATAAATCAGCACCATCTTTTTTAATAATATTGTTGTAAATATTTAAACATTCAGATTTATGATGTTCCCAATTAACGAGTAAGTCTTCTATTCTATTACAAAACATTTCTGCGTCAAATAATGGATTAGAATAAATAAATAATTTCATCCAATCATTTGAAAAAATACCATCATAATAAATAACACTCTTAGGTCCTGTATGTAAATCATAACCTTGTATTAAAGAATAATATTTTAAAAATTCCTTATTAACATCTTGATCGCTTTTTATACATTCAGAAGGATCTCTTAATAATAATATAAAATTATCATTATTAGTTATATCCTCTAGTGTATGTCGTTTTATAAGAATAGGTTCATCAGAAACATTTATCCTCAATAGATTATCTTTTCTTTCGCTTATAGAAAAAGCTCTATGACCATGTGTAGGTTTTTTAGTTATGTATTCAATACAATATCTAAACCAAGTATTTCCACTATGTCCGTAACTTACTAAATAGTTTTTCATATCAACCACCTTTAGGTGAAATACTAAATTCTTCCAATTCTTCAGATTCCATAAAGGATTTTAAAACTTTTTTACCATCCTCTTGTAATTCTTCTAAATCTTCTTCGGTTACGTTTCTTACACCATGATATGGATATATGTAATCTAAAAAATGATGTGCTGTATTCCAATCATATCCCAATGATTCTGCGTGGAATAATAAATCGCTAAAATCATATAAATCTATTCTTGCCATTATTTCTTCGTATTTAATTTATTTCTATTCTTTTAATGTCCCATCCTACCAAATTTAATCTTTCTTGTTTAGGTTTACCTTTTTGAGGAGCTTTTATTATACCAGTATTTACAAAATGCCATACCATACTACAATATAATTCATGCTCATTTAAGAATTTTTTAAATTCGGAACCATTAATTTCATATTTTATATTAGATGGACTTATACAAATATATGTCTTACATTTTGTCTTAATATTTACACCTCTTATTTTTTTATCATAATAAGCTTTATATTTTTCAGAATAATTCTTAGTCGATTTATTTTTATTCCAAGTTGAAATACCTTTGCCTTTACCTTTTCTATTTTTACTTATTTGTTCAATACTTTTTTTACTATGTTTTTTACCAAACATTGGATTTTTTGATCCAGTACTACGAAGACTAAATTTTTTACGAATCTCTTCTTTATTTGGATGATTTGTAAAATTGTCACCACCGTCACCACCTATCATTATATTATATCCTATTTTATTATTAATAGAATCATATTCTTTTATCCAATAAATTTCTTTTTCATTTAAATCTTCTAAAGTATCAGCTGTATCTATGACATCCTTTTTAAAATTTTCTCTGCCATATTTTTTAATTGCACGATTTATTATTAAACCACTTCCTAAATAATCAGAATCATAGGTATTTTCTTTTCCTATATAAATTTTACCATTAATTAAATTGGTAATTTTATAAATGTCCATAATAATATGTTTATTTTATATATCACATTATTATGGACAATACACACATCTAAGAATGTAATTCTCGATATTTGTTGTTATGATCTCGGCATACATCGAGGCACATTTCTCTACAAATATCATCTTTATAGCAATCATGCTTATCAAACCATTCTTTACGTTCAGCTCTCATGTTAGGACCAACTTTACCTATAGGATTGGCACCCTCTCTCATTGAAATAACGCATGAAAAGTGATATTCACCGGCTATAACTGAGTCATCTAATAGTATAGCACATTTTTTAGAATCTGTTTCAACCATACCTCTAACATTTCTACCTTCAGCAAAATGTTTTATTCGATATTTTAAAATAGGATGAGCATCTAATATCTCTTGTTCTACTTCATTTAATCTAGGTATTGGTTTATTATATTGAGCTGCAGATATTATTCTGATATCAGCTACACCTAAATCATGAGCATATCGTATTGTATCAATTGTTTTACCAATATTTTCAGGTGTTAATACAACGCCTACAGTAACATAAGTTAAATTAGAAATAAGTTCAATATTCTTTACAACTTTTTCCCACGAACCTTTAACTTCACCTGCCATTTTATCTCCATCTTCAGCACAACATGCGTCTAAAGATATTGAAAAATCATTAGCACCTGCATTTATAAGTTTAGTATAAAGAATAATATTGTTAGATCCATTTGTAGAAATAGCAATTCTTTTTATACCTTTACTTTTAGCATAGGCTATTATTTCAATTATATTTTTATGTAAAGTAGGTTCACCTCCAGAAAATCTTATGTTTTCTAATGGTTCATTTTCACACCAATAATCAATATTACGTTTTATTTCATCCAATGAAAGTTCTTTAATATTACGTTTACCGTAAATTTCATCTTTTAAACCTCTACAGTAAGGACATGTAAAATTACAATATTCTGTTATGATCATTTCACATCTTTTCATTTGAGAATGTTCATCAACGCTTTTTGCTCTTTCATCTGATAAGGTATAAAACCCTATTTCTTTTAAATCTTTACTCATTTTTCTGTATTAAAAAATTAATTTTTTCATTCAATTCATCTATCTTTGCTTCTAATGAATCGTTATTATCACTAACCATTGCATCTACAAAAATAGAGTTTACTAAAGACATTCCTATTATACCACCTGTAATTAAGATGAATATAAAATAAGAGTATGTTAAGAATGATTGTAATTCTGGCATTCCTAATGTTATAATTTCAGGAATATCAAACCAACCTTCTATTGTAAATACTTTAAAAGTTGAATATAAAGCATCTAAAGGATTACTAAAATATTCAGGTGCTAAATCTCTAAATAGATAAAATGATATTATACCCATTATAAATAGATAAATAGCATAACCTAATAAAGCTATTATAGATGTTTTTAAAGCTCTTATTATTCCTTGTATAAGATGATTCATACCTGGAATAAATTTCAAAAATCTAATTGTTTTAAATATTCTAAAAGTTCTAAAAACTAATAGTATAGATAAATTTATTTCTGTAAAGTGTGCATAAAATGCTATAAGAGATGGTATTGAAAATAATATTAAAATAAAATCTAATCTATTCCAATTAGATTTAAAATAATTAAATCCATCTTTCCTAAACTTTACAAAAAGTTCAACTATAAAAATTAAAGTTATTATATGATCTACTAGAGATAATATAAATAGAATATTACTATTTAAATTAAAGCCACTTATAAATATTATTAACGAATTTATTGCTATTAATAATAGTATAAATTTATCATTAAGAAATATTCTTTTGATCATTGTTTAAATATTGAAAGATTACCTTTACTATCTAATATAACTAGTATTGTTTTCTAAATCTATAATTAACGTTTCTGAACCGCCAAAAATCCAATCATCATCAGTTGAATTAAAATTATATTTAAATTTGATGTCATTAAAATATTCAGTTAATCTAGTAACTTCCTCTCTAGAAATGTCTTTATATCTACAAAAATCCGCGTACTTATTTTCTTTATATTGTAAAAATTCAATAGCAGTCGGTAATAAAGAATGTGTAAATTTTTCAATATCTTCTGAATCTTCTAATACTTTACATCCACATACATTATCATTAGTAAGTGTTAGTAATAATATTTTACCAATCCAATCCCATACTCTAATAAAATCATTATCGCTGTAAACGATCATAATTTTTTTAATTTCATTTTTTCTCATAACGTATCAAATTGATCATTGTTTAAATATTGAACGATTACCTTTACTATCTTTATATACTAACGATTCATTCATATTCCATTTAAAAGCATTATGATAAAACCATATATACTCGACAAATAATCTTTCTTTATCATAACAACTTAACCAAGAAATACCATATCTATGCTTAAATTTCTTCTTAAGTTCTTTCTTAAGTTTTCTGGGTAGTTTTTTAACGTGGTCCAGTTTCATATGATTTAGGTTTTACTTTTTTGTAAATTGTTATTGGATATTTTTTATCTATGACTTCTACTTCTTTTTTACAATGTGAACATATATGCATATTGTAACTTTTCGAATTTGTAAAAGATCTTCCAGTATATTCTAATACACCTCCTTTACAACAATCGCATTCTAAATCTATAATAAAGGTTTTAACTTCAGTTCTTATTGTTCCCATGATGAATTATTTATTTGATAACATACTTGTATTAGAGCATCTTCTAATGCATTCTCGTAAGTTTCAAATATTAAATCACTTTGTAATGGTTCAATATTTAAATCATTATTATCATATATGTAATGAGAATTATAATACCACTTCTTTAAGGCTTTATCAAAATCAATATTTATATTAATGTAATGTTTATATCTAAACCATTTGCGAGCTAATTCTAAAGTAGGCGCGTTTATCAATGTATGGTTTAAAATATCGTCAACTTCTATTAATTGATGACCCATTTTATGCTTAGCATTTATTTCATAATGATGCTTACATTTAATATTAAAGTTTAATGTTTTTAATAAATTTGCCAATTCAAAACTAACATAATCTAATTCTAAAGTAATATCTACAATTTTAGTTCGAGTATGTTCTTTATTTATAGATTCATTTTTAAATATGCTGGTATCTTCAAATTTAGAAAAAAGATCTTCAGTTATATCTACCATTTTTCTAATAGGAGCTTGACAATTACCAGCGTAGTTTTGACATACTCTATAAGATAAAAATTGCATTGACCCACAGTTTTCACACAGACCCATTTTATCTTTAATCTCAACATCAGCTATTTTAATACTGAAATCTTTTATGAATTTTCTTATAAAATCTTTATCTATTAACGGTAAATCTAATTTTATATTATTAGTGGCAACTACTTTCATTTCATCAGACCCACATAAATATTGGAAACCTACTCGTTTAATAGAAACTCCAAAGTGAATATTACCATCAGAATCACTATTACTACTAAACATATAATCGTTATGTTTAGGTTTTTCAGTAGATAAAATATACATATTTAATCTTTCCCATGATGATGGAACACTATGACTGTTTGCTATTCGTATTTTTTTATTGACAATATCTCTGACAATATCACTACTTCTAATTTCTTTATCACTTTTAGCAAAAACGACTTTATA